TTGCTTATGAACATAAGGATTTATCCGATGCTGAATATAAGGAAGCATATAAGCAAGCATTTAATGGTCGTAGCCCATTAGACCGTCAGTATGGTCACTATACAAATATTGTAAATCGTGGATATACAGTAGCAGGTGCATTGCAAGATGTTGTTGGTACTCGTTATGGCTTAGTAACAATTCAAAACTTTACATTTGAAACAACACAAAATGCAGTTGATGCACAGACATACTTAGATAACTTAATTGCATATAAGAATGAGATTGAAACTGCAAAGGCTGAGGCACAAAAAGCATACGATAAGGCTAAGGCAGACTATGAAGTAGCATTAGAAGGTGATGGTAGTGCATTAACAAATGCTCGTGCTGAATTAGCAAATGCTAAGAATGAATTAGCAAATCTTCAAGCACAGTCTACTGAATTAGATAAGCAGGTTGAAGTAAAGACAACAGAAGCAAATAATGCTTTAACAGACTTACAAAATGCATTACAGGCTACTGCTGATGCTCAGACTAAGTTAGAAAAGGCTGTTGCAGATGCACAAGCACAGGATGCTAAGGTTGAAAGTGCTAAGGCTGAAAAGGCTACTGCTGACCAAGCATTAGAACAGGCTAAGAGTGAATTAGCAACAGAAGTTAAGAAGTTAGAAGATTTAGAGAAGAATAAGTCAGACTTACAATCTAAATTAGATAACTTTGATGAGGCAGTTGCACAGGCTACTAAGAAGGTAGAAGATTTAACTGCTAAGGTTGCTGACTTACAGGTAGTTGCTGATAAGGCTGGCGAAGAGTTAACTAAGGCTGCTGACAAGTTAAATTCTGCTACAAGTGATTATAATATCGCTACTACTTTAACTGCAACAAAGGCACAAACACTAGAACAGGCTAAGGCTTTAACTGCAACAAAGCAATCTGCTTATGATACTGCTCTTGCTAAGGTAGCAGATGCACAAAAGGTGTTAGATGCTAAGAAGGCAGAGTTAGCACAGGCTAAGGAAACATTTGACAAGTTAGACCCTACTAAGACAGGTCCAGCATTAGCACAGGCTAAGGCAATGTTAGAAGATGCTAAGGCAGGATATGCAACTGCATTAGAAGGATTAAATAATGCAAATATTGTAGCAAATAAGGCATTAGCAGAGTTAGATAGTGCTAAGGCTACATTAGAAACAGAAACTAATAAGTTAAATGACCTATTGGCTAAGTTAGATAGTGCTAAGAAAGTACACGATGAGTACATTGCTCGTCAAAAGGCTATTGAAACAGGTGTTGTTGTAAATAATAATTCTAAGAAGAATATTGCAACTGACAAGTCTGAAACAACTTCTAAGAAGGAAGAAAAGAAAGACGAAAAGAAATCTGTAGAACAACCTAAGATTGATAAAGAAATCGGCAATCCAAACGAAGAAAAGAAGAATGAGGTTAAGGAAGAAAATGCTAAGGTAGAAGAAACTAAGGAAGAAACTTCTAAGGGTTCTCTAGTAGCACCTATTGCAATCGGTATTCTTGCAACTTCTGCAATCGCTGGTATTGGGTTCGTGATTTTCAAGAAGAAGAAAGACGAAAAGGGAGAGTAATATCTCCCTTCTTTTTGTTTTTGCAATAAAAGAGTTGAAATAATAATTTTATTGTGATACAGTATAAGAGAGGTGAGAGAATAAATGTTATTTTCCAGAGGTAGAAGTGGTAAATATGTATCAAAGGTAGTAACTCGTGATAATTCTGTAGTTCTTTCTGTAGGTACACTATCAGAGTACAGCGAAGATAAGTTATTTACAATTGGAGATGCAGTTGTTGAGGCAATTGTAGAATCAACTAACTGTAGTGATTTAGAAGCAGATACTGTACAAGTAAGAATTGAGAGAAAAAAGATTACAGTTGTATTCGATTTAAGAGCAAGATTTGTAGGTAATGTTACATCTAGTGGCAGTTTAAAGTTCTCTGAGAACGGTGAATTAAATACTGCTAAGTTCACTAAGATTTTAGAATCAGTGGATATTGCTAAATATATAAATTGGGAAGAATTCGAAGTCTATCCAATTGACCCTCTTGATGGAGATATAGAGCGTGATGATTAGAGTTAGAAGAATGGTTAAATACAAAAATCCTAACGCAGGCCTACGAGATAGTGAAATATTTTTCTATGTTTCAGAAGAGTTACTAAATGCTTTGAACGATGATAGATTTCATGGTAATAAAAAGGGTTCTTTAAGCAAATACTATGTTACTGCAAATGATGTAGTAGATTTTGTATTAGAATCCTTAGATTTTTATAGTTATACAGGTACACAGGTTATTATAGACAATCAATTCGTAAAGAAATACTTCGATACTATTTTTGTAGTTGATGTACCAAGTAAATATGGAAGTAGAGTATCTGTTAGTTCCAACATCGTTAGGTCTTATGAGTTTAATGAAAACTCTTATGCCGAAGTAGCAAGAGCGGCAAGTACGTTTGGAAAAATGTATGTTCCAAAAAGTGAGGTATGATATGAGAGATGATTTTTTAAATTTAATTATATCTGGTGATGTAGAATTAACCCTAGAGAGATTAAATAAAAAGATAAAAGAAGATACACGTGCATATATGAATAAGGAAATTGTAACAGTTGAAATGTTAGAAACCTTAGTCAGTAGTGTATTACAAAGAAACCTAATTAAAAATGCAGAAGTTACTATTACTGATAAGTTCTTTGATAAGTATTTCAGAGGTTTAGATGTTCTTATGGTAGAAGTGGATAACTATGATTTTGATGGTACTCCACTACCACCATCTTTTGCAGTTAGGTTAGTGTATGACACAGAAACGTTAAGTAAGGAGTTTATTTAATGCAAAATGGTAAGGAAGAACAAGTTTTAACAGGTATATTACCTAAACACTTAGCTATCAGTAGATTTGTTAAGGTTATGATTGGCACAGGAATTGCGTTCCTGATTATATTTGCTATTCTATTCGGAATTAGCATATCTAATAAATTTCCAGATATATCTAGCAGTATCTACTATTTATATATTGAACTTGGGGCACTCTGCATTTGTGGGGTTACCTTTTTATTATGGGGAATATTACATCTTTTATTCTTACGCAAGTGTGGGTTTGATGACTGGGTGTTAGAGATTGCCAATAAGTACTTAGGAACACAAGTTATATTCTATACACACAATAGACTATTTATTGAGTTTAGTAGAACAGGTAAAGAGGTAGATAAGAGAGATTTTGTTAGTACAATGTCAGATTTATCAGACCACTTCTCTTATTTCTATATTAATACATATATTGACCTAGGATATATTGAAGTAGTTGTTACACCAAAACAACCTGTGCCAACTGTTGCACCTTATAAGTTTGATGAGAGTAGAAAAGACTGGAATAATATTTATTTAGGTCTTTCTATAAACAACACTACTTTAAAAGTTGCACCTTTAACTTGGAAGTTAAACGATAATATTAAAGATGATAAACTGTTAAATACTCTACCATCTACTTCTCTAGTTATTTGTGGTGGTACAGGTGGGGGTAAGTCTGTTACAGAGAATGGTATCGTTTCTCATATTTCACACTTTTCTGACAATATCATGATGATTGGTGTTGATATGAAAAAAGTAGAATTTAACTTACTACAAGGTGTAAAAGGTGTTGTTGGGGTAGCGTTAGAGGTAGATGAGGCACGAGATGCCTTTGTTGCCTTTTATCAACTCATGGATAAACGTTATAAGTTTATGGCTACAGCAGGTGTAAACAATGTATACAATATCAAGAACCTAACAGTAAACTACTATACACTGTTTGGTAGAGAGTATCAGTTTGATGAGATATTCTGTGTTTGGCAGGACTTAGATAAGACTGATAGGAACTACGAAAAGATGGCAAAGATGCACTCTGACGGAAGATGCCAAACATTTATGACTATTGAGGATATTTACAATGGATTAAAGAACAATGAGTTAAGAAATCCTAAGTTAGTTGAATATCGTGGTTATAATAGTTATATCAAAGATGGGGATATTAAGAAAACTACTGGTGAATTTAAAGTTAAGGCAATGATTTTGCTTATAGATGAAATGAACGCCTTAATGAGTAGTGATGATTACAGGGCACTTGATGACATTAAAACAGCACTTGGTCAGATATTACGTTTAGGTCGTGCCGCAGGTGTACATGTTTGTATCGCCGCACAAAGCATAACTCAAGGTACTATAAACAGTGACCAGATGAATAATATCCAACAAAGAATTATCGTAGGTGGTTTTGATGATGGTGCATCAACCAGATTGTTTGATAAAGATTTGCAAAAGTCTTGGTAGTTGGTGACGACTACAATAATAAAATTCTATCTAATTGCTGGGAACTCGTAAAGCATCTACAACTACAACATAGTGATGAAATACACACAAGTGTGAAAGTTGTGAAAACAGAAAAAATGTAGATGATGACATATGGTGTAAACCTAAGTGTTTTTATAATTGACAATCAGCAGGTAAGTTTTGAAAAGAAAAAACTTCAACGACTATCCATTAGCCATTTTTGGCAACAGGAGTAGGGCTTAAGCAAGTGGGTGAGAATCCCTTAAATCGAAATGGTAGACTCTCGAAAGAGATGAAGATATAGTCTGTACATATATGAAAGTATATGCTATTTTATAAAATAGATGTAGATTAGCGACCTACATGAACAATATAGATAAGCAACCGTAGTAAACCACAGATAAAGGGTCGTGGGTTCTGTATGTCTGGTAACGAGTTCTACGAAACACAGTTTTACTTCTTCAAACAAGCAAGAGATTTTGTGTTTGATGAAGATAGACTAGACACCTATAACAACAAGATATTCAAGGAACAGAAGTTTGGAGATGAAAACGCAGAAGTTCCTAAAGAATGTTTTGATGGGTTCGTAGAACAGATTCCAAACGAATATATCCAAGAGGTTGAAGAAGAACCAGAGGATGAGTTTGGTTTTTATGAGTATGACAGAGAACCTAAATCCCCTTCACGTAAGAAGAAACAATTTACAGACACTTTTGCTGTTCCTAAGACTACAAAAGAGCTTAGTGTAAATAAAGAGGAAGTTGTTCCAGATATACGAGAAGAAAATAGTGAAGAAGAAAAGAAAATCTTCACGATTAAAACAGATGAAGTAAGTAAGGAAGAGGGTAAAAAGAAAATTACCTTCAAGATTTAATAATTAAGAATTAAAGGAATATTAAAACAACAATGAATGTACTATTAAGTTTTATTTTGGCTTTATTGCCTAGCCTACCAATTCAACAGTTAGATAGAACACTTAACTTAGTTGAGTTAGGTGTTTCTACTGCTGTGCCAACAATTGAACAGGTGAGTGGTAGTGAACAACTGTGTTCAAATGTAGTTGATATGGCTACAACAATCAAAGAAGCAGAAGATAGAATTGAACAAGAAAGATTGGAACAGGAGAGATTAGAGCAAGAAAGACTTGCACAAGAATCTCAAAAAGCCTATGTTTCTAATACAACTTCTTATTCAACATCTTATGCTAACAATCCATCTTATGATACATATTCTCAACCAAGTTACCAAGCACCTGCTATGGCTATGGGAAACTGGGGTAGATTATATGTAGGTGGATATTCTTGGGCCTTAGAGAGTAGAGGATTCCAAGATATTGTAGATAGAGGTGATTGTTGGGTAGGTGAGGGTTATCCAATGATTTTTGGGGCACATAATTATATGGGATTTACAGCAATTGAGTGGGCAACTACTGCAACATGGTATAAACCAGACGGAAGTGTTGTCACACTATATAAAGTGTCAGAAGATTGGAATGCTCATAACTATGGAACTGTAACAAAGTCCACAGGTGAGTATTATTCGCAGAACCCAGCAGGTCCTATTGCCATGTATACCTGCACAGATAGTTCCGGTAATAACGTGTACTTATCTTATTGGACATATTAGTATTTAATGATTATGGAGTTTACAAAAATGAACTTCATTTCTATATTTACAAGTCTTATGATATATGATATAATTGTGCTGAGAAAGGAAATGAAATGGGATTACAGAGACGAGATAATACAGAGTTAGTCTTACAAACATTAGACGAACTCAAAAAACCTAAGAAACTTACTAAAGAAGAGAAAAAAGCAAAAAGTTTTTTAGAAAAGATTGAATTTGCTCGAACAGAAAGTGCCAGATTATACAATCCAGACGATTATAGAATCATACGAGATGGAAAAGAGTTGTTAGAATACATCGAACTCGGTAATAAGTGTGGTTATATATCTATTGATACCGAAACAACAGGTTTAGAGTTTACCGATACTGTAGTTGGTTTGTGTGTGTATGTAGATGGTGAAAAAGCTTGTTATTGTCCTTATAGACATATTGATTATTTTACAGGAGAACTAGTAAAAAATCAGTTGTCTAAGGAATCAATCATACAAGCGCTTTCTAGGATAACTGCAAATATCATAATGCATCATGCAGATTTCGATATTAGAAAGATATTACGCACATTTGGTGTTAGATTGAAGTGTTGGTGGGATACTCAGATAGGTGGGTACATCTTAAATGAGAATGAATCTCACAAACTAAAGGATTTACATGGAAAATATGTTTCTAAGCAAGATGAGGCAACGTTCGGAGATTTATTTAATAAGATAGGTTTCCAATATGTTCCAATTGAAGTTGGCTATATGTATGCAGCTCACGATGCGATTGACACGAGAGAGTTGCAACAATTCCAAGGAAAATTCCTACGTGTAGACCATCCAAGAGAAGATTTCAGAAATCTTTATTATGTATTCAGAAACATTGAAATGGCTGTATTAGATGCTACTATAAATATGGAAGAGACTGGGGTATATTTAGATATGCCTTACACAGAATCTATTACTCCTAAGTATGAGGAAAAACTGGAAAAAGCATTAGAAGAATGTTATACCGAACTACTTCCATATAAAGAACAGTGCTTGACACATGAACAATTGGATAATCCAGTTAATTTATCTTCTCCAAAACAAGTTGCAATTGTTTTATACGATATTATGAAGATAAAACCGATTGATGGTAGAAAAGTCGGAGAAGAAATCTTAGAAAAGATAAATATACCCTTTACGAAAGCATTACTAGTGTACCGAGGGGCATTAAAACTGTTGAACACGTATATTAAGAAATTACCTAGTGTAAGACAGAAGGATGGTAAGATACATTGTTCGTTTAACGCTACAGGCACTGCTTGTATAACAAAAGATAGTCTATTATTAACCGATAATGGATACATGCCAATTGGAGATTTATTTGATGATAACGAAAAAGATGGTGCTTTCGAAGAAACGGATATTTCAATCGTTAATAAGGATTTGGAATATGAAAAAGTAAGTCATAGAATTAAGTACACCAATGTTCCAACCATAAAGATAACCACTGTTGGTGGATTTACTATTGAAGGAACACACAATCATCCAATTATAACATCTGGATGCATAAATGAGGAGTATCCGTTAGCCTCACCTAAGAAGAGAAGAGAGTTACTTGTAAACTCAGCTAATTTTAGACGATTAGATGAATTATCTATTAGGCAGTATGTAAAAATACCATTCGGTTATAACAAGTTTCCAACAGAATATGTTAAATTTGACTTAGATGTTCATAAGCTGAGAACACATAAAAATGATGCCTTAACAGTTCCAGAGTTTGTAAACGAGGAATTTGCAGAACTACTAGGAATGTATCATGCAGATGGTTCGTGGGAAACATCTAACAGGTCATTCAAAATAAGAATCTCAAATAGGGATGAGGAAGTTAGAGATAGAGTAGGTTACCTAGTAAAGTCCTTATTTAATTTAGAATGTTCAATTTCAAGAGATAAGAGAACAGGAGTATACGATACATACTTCGGTAGTAAAGCACTTATAGACATGCTAAAATTCTTACCAAAGGGGTCAAGAAATAAGAAGATACCAGAGTTTATTTATAAATCTCCGAAATCTGTTATTTTAGCCTACATTAAGGGAATGACCTTAGACAGTACTGTTAGTACTGATAGAAGTAGAATACTATTAAGTGTTTATAGCCAACAGGATGCTAGGTTTATTCAATCAACCTTATTAAATGCAGGTATTTTTGCTACTATTTCAAAATCAGTTGGAAACAAGAACAGAGACCGTGACCATTTTGGAAATGTTGTTGGCACATATCAAGGCAATAGGGTAACTGTTACAAAGATAAATGCCTATAAATTCAAAGAAATGGTTGGGTTAGTGCAAACTAAGAAATCTAGTTTAATTACATCTGATTGGAAGTGCAACTTAAAACATCCTATAGATAATCACTTTATCTATTTACCAATCAAGCAGATTGAACATGGTTATAGTGATGTGTATGATTTACATGTACCAAACACTCACAGTTTCATCGCTAATGGTATTGTAAACCATAATACCGGCCGCTATAGTTCATCAGACCCTAGACTACAAAACTGTGAATTGGGGTCTATAAATTCAGTTAACTCGGGGAAACTTTAATTCAAACAATCCCGAGCTAAGACACACATAAATCTATCTATTAGGAGATACATGTTATGAAAAAAATTATTTTTGATAAAGATGGAATAGAAGAAATTAGAAAATATTTAGAATCTGGGTATACAAAGAGAGAAACGTGTAACAGATTTACAATCAAGTTAGACACATTAAACAAAGTTATTCGAGAGAATAATATACAACAGTGTTTCCCAGATAAATTACCTGTTGAAAAGGTATCTGAGGGACAAAAGCAGTTAATCTGTACATTATTCAAGACAACCTCAATGACCTTACGAGGTATTGGGGAAGAAGTTGGAATCAGATACAGAACTGTGTTGGATGTTATAGAAGAAAACTTCTCTCAATATGAGATAGACCAACGAAAGCACTTATTGTATCAAAACAGTAAACTTGGGGACAAAAATCCGATGTTTGGAAAGTGTGGTGAAGAACATCACAACTATATTGGAGTTATCTCAGATGGTAAAGGCTATTTAATTGTTTTAAAGCCAGAGTGGTATACCGGAAGAAAGAACAGTAAATATGTGTTCTTGCACAGTGTTGTAATGTGTGAACACTTAGGAATTACAGAAATTCCAAAAGGATTTTGTGTTCACCACATTGATGGAAACCCAAAAAATAATGATATTTCTAATTTATGTCTATTAACAGTCGAGGCACACTCGAAGTTACATCAAATTCAAAGAAAAATGTGTAAAAGTGTAGAGACCAGTCAAATAAATGACGTAGGGAAACCGAAATGCTGAACAATGCTTGACTTGTACTATCGTGCAAGTAGGCATCGAAGAGATGGTCCACTAAATGAATTTACAGAATATACCTTCCCACGATAAGATGATTAGACCAATGTTTTGTGGTGGCACAGATTATAGAGAAGTTGATGACCTAACATTTGAGAAGTGTGAGGAAGTAGAATTATCAACTGGTGAATGGAAATTTGTCGAACTACTAAAAGTTGGAGAAGAAGTAGTTACAGATGAGGGTGTATATAAGATTACTAATATCGAAGTACAACCAACTTTACTTGGTAAGGTAGTTCTCCAACTAGAAAGCAGGGATTAATGGCTAAGAAATTATTAGGAATACTAGTTATTTGTTTAATACTTGTTGGCTTGTTAAAGATTGGTGGTTATACACCTAGTTCCTTTGGTAATGAGGTTGATACCAAGAATCCAGTTGAAGTGTTTGACCCATTATTCAACAAATTAGGGCTTGTTCCAGAAGAACAACCACAGACTGTTCCAAGTGAAACAGATACTACTACACAAGAACAACAAAAACAAGAAGAGTCAAAGCAGGAAGAACAGAAAGAAGAAGATAACAAGCAATCTACTGAACAAGATACTACACCTAAAGTAACAAAGGAAGATATATTAAGTTTAGTAGATAGTATTAGAGTATCTACTCACGAGAATAAAGAAAAGTATAATCGTGATGATTGGGAAAACTGGCAATTGTATAAAAAGTAGTAATAAGTTTATATAATTGTAAAAATAGGAAACCCCCTTCATTTGGAAACAAGTGAAGTGCTTTGTGTTAAAACTAGGAAACCATAAAGATTAGTTATACTACAACACAATCCAAAAGATAGATGTGAATGTTGCGAAAGCAGAAAGAAATAGCTAATATGACCTATGCTGAAATAAAAGCATATTATATGTAGATTTTAGAATAAAAAGTGAACACTATCTATAATATGTGCTAAGGGTACATCAGTTAAATGCTAAAAATAGTGACTGATTATTTTAATTGGTATTTAGTTACGAAACTCTATTAAAAGAGTACGTCTAACGACTAGGAGATTGAGTCTCCCCCTGTAAATAAGGGATAACCACATAAATGGGAAAGTAAAACTGCAAGCAATACGAATGACATGTTCTTCGTAAAAATGGCAGAAGAAAAATACAACATCGTGAAGAAATTCGAGGTGAACACATAGTCTACGCTTGTGCGAAAGCATAAGAGGTCTGCTAGTGATAGTAAGACTGCATTAAAAGTTGCGTTTTAATGTGAATAAGAAAAATTTACTTAAAATGAATTGATTTTTATTTCAATATATGGTATACTAACATCAAAGGTATGGTGATTGGTATAACACAAATGTCAACAGAAAAATTTGCTAAGAAACAATATATTAAAGGATTTAAAATTAGATTAAAACCTACTAAAGAACAAGAAATACTAACAAAGAAATCAATAGGGGTGTCAAGATTTGTGTATAACTGGTGCTTATCTGTACAAAGTACTTCTGACAAATTTATTAGGGATAATGAGTTAAGAAAAGAGTTAACCCAATTAAAGAAAACAAAAGAGTATAGTTAAAAACCAGTGTTAGTATGTACCGTTCGATATGCGGGAATTTAAGCCTTGGGAGAGTTATAAAAACTGAAGTAGCCTTTAGCAAAACAGGACTCGATGAATAAGGAAGTTTCAATCGTGAGATGAAACACGGTAAAACTTGACATTTAAGTAAATTTTTCATATCGGAAAAACCTGCTAAGAAGTTTACATTAGATGGTGAGAAAGTAAGTAGAGTTAAATATGATACTTATACTTCTCAATACCTTGTTAGTAAAGACCCATTTGTTTACAAAGACCCTTATACAGATAAAGAAATTACCAATATTAAAATTATCGATTTCGACCATATAATACCTCTCAACTACGTAGCTAAGTATGGGGATATTAATTGGACAAATGAGCAAAAGAATAAATTTGCCCAAGACGAAAATGTTGGTGTTTCTGTATTAAATAAGGAAAATAGACGTAAGGGTGCAAAAGGTCCTTCCGAGTGGTTGCCTAAAGTAAATCAAGGTGATTATTGCTATTCGTGGCTTTTGATTGCTAAGGAATTTGACATCGCACTTAGACAGCAGGATATTGACACTTGTAAGGTAGTTTGTTTAAACGAGATTGCAAGTGGACATACTTTGGTAAGGGAGAATTAATGAGTATTAAATGTGAAATATGTGGTAAGGAATTTAAATCCTGTGGGGGAAATCTTTCAAAGCATTTAAGAACTCATGGTATAACTTCAAAAGAGTATTATGATAAGTATTTAGACCCTTCCCCACACGTTTGCTCATGTTGTGGAGTTGAGACAAAGTTTCTGTCAATGACCAAGGGATATGCTAAAATATGCCCAAAATGTAGCAGAGTCGAAGCTGTAAAGAAAACTCGTGAACGATGGTTAGAAGAATATGGAGTAGAGAATGTATTTCAACTAAGCTCGATTAAGGAAAAGTCTAGGCAGACAAGAATTGAACGGTATGGAAATGCAACATTCTCAAACCCAGATAAAATGAAAAAGACAAAGGAACTTCGATATGGGGATGCTGGATACACCAATAAGGAGAAGGCAACAAAAACGTTTAGAGAGAGGTATGGTGCAGACAATTATTTACAGGTAATAAATGCAAATCATGCGGCCATTGAACATCAAAATGAAAAAATTGAAGAGTTTGAGAGAGAAAACGATTGTACTTTAGTTGCTAAACTTGTTAAACAGTTTGGGCAAGGGTGGTATAAGGCACACATTGTTGAACCAATTGTGGAATCTTCTCAGAGAACATATATTAGAAATTGTGATATTCCTATAATAGAAAAATATGCTAGTGATAACCACGTTAGTTCCATAAATGAATTGGAGGTTTTAGACTTCGTTAAAAGTGTCCTTGGGGATACAGTGGTGGAAACTAATACTCGCAAGATAATATCACCTTACGAACTAGATATTTATATCCCAGAAAAGAAACTTGCAATAGAATACAATGGGGTATATTATCACTGTGATGATGTTATGGATAAAGATTATCACATTACTAAGACAACATTGTGTGAGAAATTAGGAATAAGACTTATTCATATTTTTGAAAACGAGTGGCATGAACATAAAGACATTTGTAAGTCCTTAATAAAGTCGGCACTCGGTTTATATGAGAAGAGAGTGTATGCTAGAGATTGCAAAATTAAGTCAGTATCTAGCAAAGATGCTGGGGAGTTTCTTAACACAAACCATCTGCAAGGAGCAATCAACTCATCATATCGACTTGGTTTGTATTATAATGAAGAACTTGTTCAATTAATCACTATCGGAAAATCTAGGTTTAAAGATGGTGAGTTTGAGTTATTAAGAATGTGTTCCAAGTTAGATTGGCAGATAATTGGTGGCTTTTCTAAATTAATGAAACACCAACCCTATAATGAGATGATTTCCTATGTGGACAGGGGAAAGTTTTCTGGGGCAGGGTATTTCTCTAGTGGTTGGGAATTTGTTTCTTATACCCCTATAAGTTATTTCTATGCAAATGCAAAAGCAACTATTTCAAGATACCAAGCACAAAAACATAAGCTCCAAAGGATATTACGAGTATTTGACCCTCAATTAACTGAGGCAGAGAACATGAAGAATAACCATTGGTTCAGGATTTATGATTGTGGCAACTTGAAAGTGCTGTATAGAAGAGTTACAAAACGTTAAAACGAATGAATTAGATATTGACAATCACAAATTGTGTGGTATAATATGTAGTGAAAATGTGTGGAACTTATAATGCAACATCAGTGGGTAAGAACACTGTCTAAAAATAAGAAGAAAGATAGACCTTTTCTTAATTAGGTACATCATAGTACCCAAGGTCAAACGAAAGGTGAAAAATGAAGAATTTACTAAAGAAATTTATTGTATTTATGTTATCTATTATGACAGTATTATCTATGGTAACAGGTTTATTCCAACCAGTTTATGCTAATGGTGGTGCCGGTGCTGGTGGTTCTGGTGGTGGTCAGGTAACAGGTGACAACCCAGGTTACACAGTATGGTTTGACCAGTGGGGAGCTGATGGTCAGCCTATCCAAGGTTGGAATGAAGATTCAATGAACAACATGCAGGCTCGTATTGAGGGCATGCTTGGTAAGACAATGAATTCAAATGCTTATGGTGGTACACGTCCATACTTGGAGATTTACCAACAGGCAGCACGTGAGGCATTGGCTGATGCACAGGCTCGTTCTGCTACAGGTAAGGCAAGAATTGTAGGTGTGTCAAGTATTTACTGGGACGGTGGTAACAACATGCAAGCGGCTTATGATAGCAAATCAAATGTATTACGTCTTGCTGGAACACGTTCTGGCACTGCTACAGAGTTACCTGACAATACAGGTTGGTCTACAACATACAAAAATGCTGATGGAGCAACAGGTATTAACTGGAGAGATTGGTTAGAGCAGTACGGTGTAGCTAAAGCACCTGATACTAACCTAACAATGATTGTTTGGGCAGTTGCTGAAGGTGAACCATTACCAAGAGAAATCAATTTAACTATAAAGAAGTCAAATGGTATTCCATCTCTTACACTTGGAAACAAGTGCTATGCACAGGATTTAAGTGGAGCAGAGTATGAAGTGCATAAGAAGGCTGATTTATCTGATGCACCATTATACACATTAGTAACAGATGCTAATGGTAATGCTTCTGCACCAGAAAAGATTACAGTTGAACCTAGTAATCCATTTGTATATGTTAAGGAAGTAAAAGCACCTAAAGGATTCGCTTTAGACCCAACAGTATATACTGTATCTGCTTCTAATCCTACAACATGGACTGTTAATTCAGTTGATATGCCAATGAATGACCCAGTTGCAATTAAGTTAATTAAACAATCTGCTGAGAATATTGAAAATCCAGCGCCATTAGAGGGTGCAGAGTTTACTGTTAAGTNAGGTGCAGAGTTCACAGTTAAATATTATGCAGGACAATATACAAAGGAAACACTTCCAGAACAGGCAACAAGAACTTGGGTAATTAAGACACTAAAGAATAATAGTGGAAAATATGTTACCGCACTCTTTGATGAGTACAAGGTTTCTGGGGATGATTTCTATTTAGGACAATCTGGTTTACCAACACTTCCACTAGGTACAGTTACTGTAGAGGAAACAAAAGCACCTAATGGTTATACTTTAAAGAATAAGACTTTAAATGCTCA